TCTTCAGCTCCACGCGCATCTGGTCACCACGGTGGTAGCCACGCTCCTTGAGGAGGAAGCGATCTATCCCGCTCTCGGCGACCAGCGCCAGGCGCTCTTCGCCAGTGTCCGGGTCGACCATTCGACGCCATGTCATGTAGACCGGGCGCGCGGCGCGCTTCTTCCGCTTCGCCTTGGCCTCCGGTGTCTCAGGCCGCGGTTTCGAGACTGCTTCAGCCATTGCGCACCTCCGGGCCTTTCCTCCGCATGACGCGCGCCTTGGCCAGCAGTTGCTGGCGGGCCTCCTCGCCACTGAGGCCGTCCAGCCCCTGCTTGCGCATGACCGCCTGGATGAAGCGTTCGCCCTGGCGCGCAGCCTGCTCAGGCGTCAGTTCTTTCCCCGCACTCATGTCCTCCAGCGCCTGCCGCGGCTCCTCCAGGGGCAGCCCCATGGACAGGCGACGCTGCAGTTGCCAGTAGGCATGGCCGAAGCGCTTCCGGAGCACTTCCTCGGGCAGACTGCCCTGGCGGATCAGGAACCAGCCGACCGCCCGGCCGGCGATGTGCACCGCCTCATGGCTCCAGGCGAAGCCCTCGGGATCGGTGCAGCCGCGAACGACCTCGCACCACGCGGCATCCTCGTCCGGCATGCCAAGGTCAGTTGGCTTGGGAACGCAGAGTTTCACGAAGCGCCCGACGCTCGGCGCGAAATCCTCACCGAGTTCCCGACATGCCTCAAGGCCATACCGCAGTTGATCCACAGAATGGATGCCGGCCTTCATGAAGCCCTTCACCCAACTCCGCTTCGCACCGGCCAGCGCCGCGTCGGTAGGCCACGCTTGGCGCCAGGCCGGGAAAATGCTCACCAGTTCCCGGAACAAGCTGTTCACGATCTCCACCGCCCTGGGATCGAGTTGCCGCGGCTTGCGCACCGGCTCAGCCGGCACGTTCTGCAGTTTTTTCACAATGTCGATTGCGGATTTCATAGCCCGCCGTCCTCATCGTTTGCCCAGTTGGTGTCGTCGAGGTCAGGCCCTTGCGTCCCCTTCTGCGATCGCCGCGGCGCCAGATGCCCAAGGTCTTCCTGCGCCTTGAGCATCCAGTTGCGCCATGTCGCCGCCCAGTCCGCTTTGGTTTTCCCCTCGCCCTTGAAGTAATTCAGGAACCGCTCGGTTTCGGTGTCGGTGTTCACCTGCGGCACCCGCTCCTGCGCCCAATCCAGCATCCCGGCGGTAACCAGGAAGGGATCGGGGACTTTCGTTTTCGGCTTGGCTCGTTCGGGTTTCGCTCGCGGCTTGGGATCGGCCTTCCCCGGAGGGGGGCTAGAAGGGGGAGATTTCTTATCTCCCTCTTTATCTGGTGCGTCACCCTGCGTCACACCGCCGTCACCGGGCGTCACCGATGGCTTCCCTTCTGCCGCTTTTTTCCGCTCGCGGTAGAGCCTGGTCCGCGCCGTGCTTGAGTCGGAGCGAACTGGCTGACGTTCCTCCCAGCGAGCGATGCGGCCATCTACAACAAGCCCGCGGTCCACCAGCGCGGCCAAAATCTTCGCGGTCACGCCGTCGCCGAACCCCAACAGCACGTCGTGATCGTCACAATCGAAGCCGGCAACAGAGCCGCGCGTTTCTTCGCTGTTCTGTGACGTCACAGCAGCGTCACCAGCCGTCACCGAGCTGGCCCGCTCAAGCAGGCACGCCCACACCGCAATCACCTCACCGGTCGAGGCGCCGGCCATGCGGGCGACGCGCTGGAACTTCGGATCGGTGACCGTGCCGTGCCACCATCGCAACCAATCCATCAGCCACCCGCCTGGCGGGCCAACTGCTGACGCACGGCCAGCACCACGGCCTCCTCAACGGTTATCCCCTGGCTGTGCGCGTACTCCTGCAGTCGAAGCAGCTGGTCTTCCGGCATGCCGTCGATGGCCTCGCGCACCAACTCCTCCCGCTCATCGACCGGCGGGCGCGGTGTTGTCATCCCCATTAGGGCCTCCTTAGGGCCTTCAAGCGGCTTTCCGAGCTGGCGTAATCTGTGCCCGCAGGTCAGTCGGCTGGCTTTCCAGCCAGGCCTGGACGATCTGCCGGACCAGGACAGCGCGGCGCAGCTTCAGCCGGCGGCACTGGGCCAGGATCTGCTCGTAGACTTCGTCGTCGAACCGAGCCTTGATCAGGTTTTCTTTCGCATCACTCGCGGGTGCTTTGCACATGGCTTGTCTCTACGCAGCTTGTTCTGGGGGTTTTCTGAATCTCTCCGGATACAAAATCTGGAGTTCTGTCAGTTCCCCCCCGAACACCTGGCAGAGCTTCTCTGCAGCAGTCGTCGAGGCGGTTTGCTTCCCGCGCTCAATGCGCGAGAGGTTTCCGGTGTCCAGGGAGCAGCCCTGCTCGAGCAAGCGAGCAACCACATCCTGGAGAGTCCAACCGCGCCGTTTCCGGGCCTCTCTCAACGGGGACATCACGCATCTCCTGTAAATGACTCGGTGTCATTTTGCAGATTCTGCATTTTTCATTCAACAAAATTTGCATCCAACGCTTTGCGTGAAACGCATAGGGGCGGAGAGAATTCGGCTATGAAAATTGGCGACTCAATCAGAGCTGCGCGCAAAGCGAAGAGATGGACGCTGGAGAAGCTGGCCCACGAGGTGGGGACTGATCCAGGCAACCTCTCCCGGCTTGAGCGCAACCTGCAGTCCGTAAACAAAGAGGTGCTGGACAAGATCCTTTGGGTCTTGGGCCTCTCTGTGTCCGTGGAAGGTCCTGGCATCAGCAGCGAGGACAAGGCTCCAACCAGTCGAGATCAGGTCCCGCTGATATCGTGGGTCAAAGCTGGGTGCTGGAGCGAAGTTGCAGACATCTATGCAGATAGCGACGCAGAGGCACTGCTACCTTGCCCCGTCAGCCATAGCTATCGAGCGTTCGCTCTGAAAATCCGCACCGAGTCAATGTTCAATCCCCACGAGCGCCACTCCTTCCGTGAGGGGGATGTTATTTTTGTCGATCCCATGGTTGAAGCAGTACATCGCTCCTTGGTCGTGATCAGACTTGAAGGCGCACAGGAAGCGACCTTCCGGCAGTTGATCATCGAGGGCAGCCAGAAGTACCTGAAGGCCCTGAACCCCGCCTGGCCTGAGCCGATCATTCACGCGAACGAGAACACGACGTTCTGCGGCGTAGCCATCGCCAAGCACGAACCGTTGATCTAGACCTCGCCACACACCATGAGCCCGCCTTGAGCGGGCTTTTTTGTGCCCGCCACAAAAAATTGCGCTTGACGCTAATTTTAATTTGCGAATAATGCACTTCATGAATTTGCATTTTCCTCAAATTTTGTAGCGAGGTGCCAACATGCAAGCCACCGTGATCACCCACCCTGCAGGCCGCGACGGTCTCCGCCAGCGTGCCATGGACGTCCAGCAGAAGCTGGTGCTGAACGAAGTCCAGCAGGGCGGCGAAGCCACCAACGGATTCGCTGAGCACTGCGCCGCCAGCATCCCGAGCGACATCACCTACTCGCTGTGTCTGGCCACCGTCAACGACGATTGGAAGCTGCTTGACCAGGCCCTGCTGGACCTGGGCAAGCACATCCAGGCCTGCCTGCCCCAGTTCGCAATCCAGGAAGTCGAGCGCCGCATCCGCGCCCTGCAACTGGAAGGTGCCCAAGGGGGTGTTCGCCATGGCTAAGCAGGCTGCCATCGACCTGATCGAGCGGTACATCGAGAAGACCCGCACCTCGGGCTCCCCCTACGCCGACTACCAGTTCGCCAGCGGGCTGATCGAGATGGCCTACGCCATCGACGACATGAGCACCGCCGACTACGACCGCTACCTCGCGCAGCTCAAGGTCGCCGAGGAAGCCGGACAGCTGCGCAAGCGCGCTCACGAAATTCGCCTCGCTGCCCAGCATGCCGATTTCCAGGCAGATGCCAGCGACGAAATAGCCCAGGCCAAAGAGCTTGAGCGCCAGGCCGACGAGTTGGACGGCACGGCCGCCCGCCGAGCCGTACAGGAGCAGTCTCGCCGTGCGTTCGTGGCCGAACTGATGACCTCTCAGGAGAGCGCGAGCGAACGCCGCCAGCAGTTGGTAGCACGCGGCCTCCGCGAGATGGAGCAGTTCTTCCACGGGAGCGCTCGCCATGGCTAAGACCAAGCTCGTTCCATTCACCGGGCGCCAGTGTTCCACCGCTATCAGCCTCGCCATCGCCGCGGGCATGACCGCGCAGCAGTTGGTGCGCTGCGTCCGCGTCGACCAGGTCTGGTTCATCACCTTCGAGGTGCCGGCATGACCGCCAAGCAGTGCGCCAAGAGCTTCCTCGTGTGGACCCTCATCTGGGCGGCCGTGCTGGTCGCCAGCGCCATCCAGTACAGCTAACCGGCCGGAGCCGAGCGATGACAACACCAACATCAACCCCGCCGGACACGATCATCCGGCTCCCCGAGGTCATGCGGCTGGTCGGCCTTTCCCGGGCATCGATCTACCGCCGGATGAAGCAGGGGACCTTCCCGCAGCAAATCCAGCTCAGCAACTCCGCCTCGCGCGGCGGGGCTGTTGGCTGGTCCCTCGCCGAGATCCTTGCCTGGATCGAAGCGAACAAGAACTCGCGCAGCGCGGCCTGACGGCCATCTCAAGGAACGCTGAACATGAGCATCGAGAACATCACCGTCTTCACCGACGCCAGCTTCTGCCCCAACACCCGGGCAGCCGGCGGCGCCGTCTGGGCCCGCGGGGAGCAGATCCGCTTCCAGGATTCGTTCCCGATCCGCCACGCGGCCCAGGCGCACGAGGCTGAAATCCTGGCCGTCTGCCACGCCATCCAGAAAATCGCCGAGCACCCCGAACTGGGCGCCGAGCTGCGCAAAGGACCGATGACGCGCCTAGTCATCGTCGTCGACTGCCTGGCCGTCAAGCAGGCCTTCGAGCAGGAAATCCGCGCCGGCCAGATCGTGAAGGAAGCCATCCGCGCCGCCATGCAGCTGCGCGAGCAGCTCGGCTTCTGGCTGAAGGTCAACCACGTCAAGGCCCACAAGGGCACCGATACCCCGCGCCAGTGGGTGAACCACTGGTGCGACCGCCACGCCAAGGCCCAGATGCGCCAGATGCGCGCTGCCGGCCAGCACTGAAGGAGACCGACATGGCATCGGACAAACCGAATCCGAAAATGGTGATCTGGGACCAGGTGAAAAACACCCCGCCCAGCGCCACCAAGACCCAACACTTCGACGGCCGCGACGTCACCACGATCAACGGGCAGTACGTGTACCAGCGCGCCACCGAGTTGTTCGGGCCGATCGGCAAAGGCTGGGGCTTTGACATCCTCACCGACCGCTTCGACCAAGGCGCGCCCATCCAGGGCAGGGATGGCGAAGTCATCGGCCACGAGCAGATGCATACCGTGCTCCTCAAGCTCTGGTACGTGCACGCCGGGAAGCGCTGCTACGCCCAGCAGTATGGGCATACCCCCTTCGTGCGCCGGACCTCCTACGGCATCTCCACCGACTTCGACGCACCTAAGAAAAGCGTCACCGACGCGATCAAGAAATGCCTGAGCCTCGCCGGCTTCTGCGCCGACATCCACCTCGGCATGTTCGACGATGCCACCTACGTCGAAGGCCAGAAGCTCAAGGAGCGCCTGGATGACGCCGGCGAGACCGGAGCCGAGGCAGTCCTGGAAGAGGCCAAGGGAGAGTTCGGCGACTGGCTGCGCAGCCAACTCAGCGCCCTAGAGGCCTGCCCCAACGAGCGCGCGCTGGAACTGATGCGCAAGCAGATCGCGCAAACCGCTCGCGCCAAGGCCGACGTCGTGAAGATCCACCCGGACGTCGTCGAGACTCGTATCAACGAAGTCGCGGCCGCTCGCCTGGCCGTTCTGAAACCCACCAGCACCACCACGGAGGCGTAACGCCATGACCATCCTGAAGAACGTCGACCTCGACAAGGGCACCGTCGAGGTTACCGAGTACAGCACCACCAACGCCGCCTTGGCCATGCTTCGCGAGAAGTACGCCGCGGTGCCAGATGCCAACACCAAGGAAGGCTACGACTTCATCAAGGACGGCATCAAGGAACTGACCACCCTGCGCACCAGCCTGGAAGCGGCACGCAAGCGCGAGAAAGCCCCTTATCTCCAGGCCGGTCAGATCATCGACGCCGAGGCGAAACGCATCACCGAAGAGCTGGTGAAGCTGGAAAGCCCGATGAAGGCGGCCAAGAAGGAAGTGGACGATCGCCTGGAGCGCGAGCGCCAGGAACGGATCGCACGCCTGCAGTCGAAGGTCGACGCCATCAAAGGGATGCCGGCCCAGGTGCGCGGCAAGTCCAGCGAGGAGATCAGCGCCATGCTGGACCGCGTCGGCGAGATCGACGCCAGCCACGATTTCTACGACCTGACGAAGGAGGCGGTGGAAGCCCGCCAGGCTGCCTTGGACGAACTCACCCAGATGCTGACCGACCGTCTGGCCTTCGAGCAGGCCGAGCGCCAACGGATCGAACTGGAAGCACAGCAGGCCGAGATGAAGCGCCAGATGGAAGCGCAACAAGCCGAAATGCGCCGCCAGCAGGAGGAGTTCCGTCAGCAGCAGGCCGAGATGCAGCGCCAGCGCGAAGAGATGGAGCGCCAGCAGCAGGAACTCGACGCCGCCCGCCAGCAGCTCGCCGAGCAGGACGCGCCCGCCGCTGTCGAGCCAGAGGCGCCGAAAGCCGAAGCTGCACCGGCCCCAATCCAGATCAAGCCCGCAGCCAAGGCCGTGGAACCCACCGATACCCAGTGGCGCGCCCGCGTCACTGATAAGTCCGCGCTCATCGCAGCGATCGCCGCGGGCTACGCCACCGAGGACCTGCTGATCATCGACCAGCCGGCCCTGGACTCCCTGGCGAATGACAAGCGCCAGGGCCTGCAACTGCCTGGCGTGATCGCCGAGCCGGTACCGAAAGCAGCCTAACCCCCCACTGAAACCGCCCACCACGCCGGCCTGCCGGCGTGGGTTGGGGCTCCTTTTGCCGAGAGAAACCATGAACCCGAACATTCTGGACACCGAAACCACCGGCCTCCCAGCCTGGAACGACCCCAGCGACGCCCCGCACCAGCCCCATCTGGTTGAGGTTGCCGCCATCCTCTTCGACGACCAGGGCAAGGAGCAGGACCGCTTCAGCGCGATCATCAAGCCGGAAGGCTGGGTGATTCCGCCGGACGTCACCGCACTCCACGGCATCACGCACGAGATGGCCATGGACGTCGGAATCAGCGAGGCCGAGGCCCTGGAGGGCTTCCTCGCCATCCACGCCCGTGCCGACATCCGCGTTGCCCATGGCGCGAACTTCGACGACCGGATCATCCGCATCGCCATTTCCCGCTACCACGGCAAGAACTGCGCGGATCACTACAAAGCGGGCCCGCGCTACTGCACCGCGCAGAACTCGCGCAGCATCGTGGCCCTCCCTCGCAACAAGGTTCCGACTCTCACGGAGGCCTACAAGCACTTCACGGGCAAGGACCTGGCCGAGGCGCATCGTGCGGTACCCGATGCCGAGGCCTGCGCCCGCGTCTACTTCGCCCTGCAGGGCATCACCCTGCCGGCCGAAGCGGCCGCCGCGCTGGAGGCCTGATCCATGGCCCGCGGAGTCAACAAAGTCATCCTGGTCGGGAACTGCGGCGGCGATCCGGAAACCCGCTACCTGCCCAACGGCAACGCGGTGACCAACGTCACCCTGGCCACCAGCGAGAGCTGGAAGGACAAGCGGACCGGCCAGCAGCAGGAACGTACCGAGTGGCACCGCGTGGTGTTCTTTGGCCGCTTGGCGGAGATCGCCGGAGAGTACCTGCGCAAGGGTTCCCAGGCCTACATCGAGGGGACCCTTCGCACCCGCAAATGGCAGGGCCAGGACGGGCAGGACCACTGGACCACCGAGGTCGTGGTGGACAGGAACGGCAACCTGCAGTTGCTGGGCTCAGCGCCCAGCCAAGGCGCCCAGCGCCAGCCCCAGCAGCGTGGGGCTCAACGGCCGCAACAGCAGCCCCCGCGCCAGCAGCAGCCCGCCCCGCAGCCGGCCGCCGACTACGACAGCTACGACGACGACATCCCCTTCGACGATCCCTACCGCCGCCTCTGGCTGCTGGTCTAGCCCGTCGCGCCTGCCTGGAGAACAGCCATGCACCACCTGACAACACTGAATCTGCCCACCCCATCCTCGAAGGAAGCCGATCGCCAGTGGCTGGCCGCCAGGCTGGCAGAGGCTGGGCTCGGGCAGGTCCCTGAAACCTCTCCCATCGAGCCCCGACCGCTGGCCTCCGGCCAGTGGACCGGGGAGTCCATGACCTTGTCGCAGCCGGGCTCCAAGCCCAGCAGCAACCGCGGCCGCCCGCTGGCCCGCGACGACTACCAACTGATCGAGCGCGCCAGCGCCATGGCCAAGCTCGGTCTCTCCCGCTTCGCAACCGCCCGCGCGCTGGCCATCGGCTGCGCGCGCCTGGACCGACTCGCCCGCGAGAACGGCATCACCTTCACCCAATTCAAGGCCGTCGCCTGAGGAGCATCCCTATGTGGTTCCGCAATCTGCTGATCTACCGCCTGACCCAGGCCCTCGACATCACTGCCAGCGATCTGGAAAGCGCGCTGGCGAGCAAGCCGGCGCGGCCCTGCGCCTCCCAGGAACTGACCACCTACGGCTTCGCGCCGCCGGTCGGCAAGGGTGACGCACCGCTGGCACGCGAGGCGAACGGCTTCTGGCTCATCTGCTGCCGCAAGGAGGAGAAGATCCTGCCCGGCAGCGTGGTCAACGACGCGCTGAAGGAGAAGGTCGAGGAGATCGAGGAAACCCAGCAGCGCAAGGTCTACAAGAAGGAACGCGACCAGCTGAAGGACGAGATCGTCCAAACCCTGCTGCCGCGTGCGTTCAGCCGCCGCAAGAGCACCTTCGCCGCCATCATGCCCGAGGATGGCCTGGTGATCGTCGACACCGCCACGGCGAAGGCCGCCGAGGATCTGCTATCGACCTTGCGTGAGGCCCTGGGCTCCCTCCCCATCCGCCCAATCACAACCAAGGTCTCGCCGACCGCCACCATGACCGAGTGGCTGCGCGGCCAGGAAAACAACGCAGGTGGCGACTTCTGGCTGTGCGACGGCGCCCTGCTCCGCGACACCGACGAGCAAGGCAGCATCACCGCCAAGCACCAGGACCTGACCAGCGACGAGATCCGCCAGCACCTCGACTCCGGCAAGAACGTCACCAAGCTGGCCCTCGCCTGGAAGAAAGACCTGTCCTTCGTGCTCGACGAAGGCCTGGTGATCCGCGGCCTCCGCTTCGACGATCTGCTGCAGGAGCGGGCGCTGGACGACGCCGGCAAGGACTCGGACAAGTTCGCCCAGGCCGACGCCAGCTTCGTCCTGATGATGCTCACCTTCCAGCAGTTCATCCCCGAATTGCTGGCGGCCCTGGGCGGCGAGCACATCCCTGAAGGCGTCGATGGCGAGCAAGAGCCCGCCGCGCCAGCGCCAGACGGAGGCATCGACGTCACCAAGGCACTCGGCCTGCGCGACGGCGTTACTGCGACGCTCCACCTTCCCAGCACCGAAGAGCTCGCAGACGACCTGCTGTACCCGGAGGCAGTGCGCTTCGTCCGCGAGACGCGCCGTGCTTCGACCTCCGCCATCCAGCGCAAGCTCAAGATCGGCTACAACCGCGCGGCCAGGCTGATCGAAGCAATGGAGCTGGCCGGCGTCGTCACCTCGATGAACAGCCACGGCGAACGCGAGGTGATCCATGACTGAATACCTCGCCCGGGTGAAACCCCGCTACTTCGCCGCCATTCACCAGTGCGCCGCGAAGAACGATGTCCGCTACTACCTGAACGCGCTCTACCTGGAGCGTCACCCCGACGGCGGCGTCGTGATCGTCGGCACCAATGGCCACGTCCTGGCGGCGATGCACGACGACACCGCCTGGATGCATCCCAGCCACGACCACCTGCTGGTGGGCACCACGACCAAGCGCATGCTCTCCGCGCTGGTCAAACCCCGCGGGCCGGATGGGCTCTCACCGGCGCACCTCTGGATCGGAGCGAACTGCCTTGTCCTGTCGAGCTGCGAAGAGGTCGATGAGGCCCCGGAGCCGTTCGATCCGCAATCGCACCTGGCCGAGCGCAGCGAACTGGTCGACGGCAAGTTCCCGGACTGGCGCAAGGTCCTCCCGGCCGACACCGGTGATGCTGGCGAGCCCTGGGTAAACAGCGTCTACCTGGCCCTGTTCAACGATGTAGCGAAGGCCCTGTATCCGGGCGCCTACCCGGGCGGAGGAATCCACCTGGCGCGTTCCGGCGAGCACACCTCCATCATCGTCCGCGTGCTGCACGAGGAGATCCGCGACAAGTTCTTCGGCCTGCTGATGCCCATGCATGGCGAGAACCTGAAGTCGAAGGTCCCGGCGTTCGCGCGGCCGACCAAGCAGGAGGGCCTGGCGTAATGCTGACCTCCACTCCCAAGACCTTCCACGTCTGCATGGCCATCAGCCACGTGGTACGTCATGCGCGCGCCCCGCGGCGACTCGACGGCATCTTCGCCGACCGCAATACCGGACGCTCGATACCCGGTGAAGAGGTGGTCGTCATGGCGCATAAATTCGCCTCGCGCGGCTTCGAAGTAATTCCGTCCTGCGAGCATCACGACGAGCGCGGCTACTGCCTCGGTCACGTCAAGGAGGCGGCCCAGCCATGACCGCTTACGACGACTTCCTACGCGCCAAGGTCCGCCTCGCCGAGCCGAAAGGCTTCGAGGTAGACCCGTCCACCTTCAACCCATTGCTCAAGCCGCACCAGCGTGCCATTGCCACCTGGCTGGTATGCCAGGGCCGCGCGGCGTGCTTCGCGGCATTCTGCCTGGGCAAGTCGGTTATCCAACTCGAAGTGGTACGTGTCACCCGTGAGCTGGCGGGTGGTTTTGCGCTCATCACCATCCCGCTGGGCGTACGCCAGGAGTTCTACCGCGACGCTGCGATGCTCGGCATCACCGTCCGCTTCATCCGCAGTTTCGAGGAGGTAGACGACCCAGCCGTCATCTACCTGACCAACTACGAGACCGTGCGCGACGGCAAGCTAGATCCTCGCCGGTTCAGCGTGGCCAGCCTGGACGAAGCCAGTTGCCTGCGCGGCTTCGGCGGCAGCAAGACGTTCCGCGAGTTCATAGCCCTGTTCGCTGGTGACGATCGCGCCGCCGGTATCCGCGGCGAGGGCGTCCGGTACCGATACGTGGCCACGGCCACGCCGAGCCCGAACGAATACATCGAGCTGCTGGCCTACTCGGCCGCCGCGGTTATCGCGCGCGAACTGCTCGCCGAGCTGATGGGCGAAAACCCTACCTGGGAAGATTTCGAATGGGAGGTCTGGGCCTGAGCACCGTTCGGCATCTTGTATGCCAATGTGTATGCCAGCAAAATCGAACAGATAAAAATCCAATAATTTTCAATAGGTTGGAAAGACTGTTCGAAGGTAGTCGCTCCCGAAAAACCCGCCTTAACCGGCGGGTTTTTTATTGCCTGCGATTTTTCCCGGCAGGCATCCCGTCGTCTGTAGCGGGCCCTGCCCGCGAATCGCGCGCAAGGCGCGCGCCTACATGCTGTCCGGGAGAGCGTAGGAGCGGATTTATCCGCGATTCCGCCGGCAAGGCCGGCGTTCATGCCATCGCGGA